TAAGTTTTTATAAATATAATAAGGAAAAAAGATATTATGACTACAGTTAACAATTTGATTGATGCTTTAGGTGATAGCAAAACCTCAACTGCTAATACGGCATTTGCGGACTTAATGTCATCTAAAATTAATGCAGCTCTTAGTGCTAAGAAGATTGGCATAGCTAATGCAGTGTATAACGGTGCTATCAATAGACAGGAACAAGAGAATGCTGACGTACAAACAGTTGAAACAGAATCTGAATGAAGCTAGTAAGGTTGTAAAAACCTTCAAGGTTGGCAAAAAGTCAACAGCTGAAATTCAACAAAATGGTTCCAAATTTTCAGTTGTCATTGATGGCGAAGTATTAGACGATAAATATAAGTCAGCAAAAGATGCTGAAGCCGCAGCAAAAGAATTTGCTGATTTAATGGGAACATAATAAATGAAGCTCATAACAGAACACTTAGATAACTCTGTAAGCTATATTACCGAAGAAAAGAACGGTAAAAAGAATACCATCATTGAAGGTATTTTTATGCAAGCAGAATCTAAAAACCGTAACGGTAGGATTTATCCTAGAGCCGTTATGGAATCTGCCGTAAACAAATATGTTACGGAACAAGTTTCTAGAGGTAGAGCAGTTGGGGAATTAAATCACCCTGAAGGCCCTACAATTAATCTAGACAAAGTATCACATCGCATTACTGAACTCTCTTGGGACGGAAATAATGTGATGGGTAAGGCGCTCGTATTGGATACTCCTATGGGCCAGATCGTAAAAGGTTTGGTTGAAGGTGGTGTTCAATTGGGTGTGTCAAGTCGTGGTATGGGATCGCTTGTGCAACGAAACGGAGTTGCAATGGTTGGCGAAGATTTTATCTTAGCTACCGTTGACATTGTTCAAGATCCATCAGCCCCTGAAGCCTTTGTAAATGGCATCATGGAAGGCGTTGAATGGATTTATGACAATGGTATTCTTAAAGCACAAGATGTTGAAAAATATGAGACTGAGATTAAGCGTTCATCTTCTTCAAACTTAGCGGAAGCTCAGTTGAAGGTGTGGCAAGATTTCCTCTCAAAACTTTAACTCTATATTATATAGAAAAGGAGAAAATCATATGTCAGAAAATAAAGAGAACCAAGACCTGGATCTCATTGAAGACGTTGCTGAAGTAGACCTCCAAGATGATAACCTCGCTGAAAATGTTGAAGTTGAGAACGAGGAAATCACCATGGAAGAAGAAGCAGAAGTTGTTGTAGAAGCCGCACTTACGAAAGCAGGTATGGTTAATGCAATGTACAGCTCAATGTCTAAAATGAATAAAGCCGATTTACAGGCCGCCTATGAAAAATTTATGGGTAATGATGAAGAAGAAGGCGATGAGGAAGACGAAGACGAAGAAGAAGTAGACGAGAGTGTTACTGACGATTCAGCCGCTGCAAGCGACGAAACCGTTAAGAGCATTGAAAAGTCTAAGCCTGCAGCTGCTAAGCAACCCAAGGGTAAAGTAAAAGAGTCATATGACTTCCAAGCTGACCTTGATGCTCTAGTAACTTCAGATTCTACTTTGTCCGAAGGATTCCAACAGAAAGCAGCCACAATTTTTGAAGCAGCAGTTAAGTCTAAGATTGCCGAAGAAATTGATCGTCTAGAGGGCGAGTACACTCAATCCCTAGAAGAAGAAACCACTGAAATCAAATCTCAGCTAGTTGAGAAGGTAGATTCATACCTTAACTATGTCGTTGAGCAATGGATGGAAGAAAATCAGGTTGCTATTGAAAATGGTCTCCGCACTGAGATTGCTGAATCCTTTATGGACTCATTGAAATCAGTATTTGTCGAGCATTATATTGAAGTGCCAGAATCTAAGACAGATATGGTCGATGACTTAGCTGCTCAAGTTAACCAACTTGAAGAGCAGTTGACGAAGTCTACCGAAGATAATATCCGTCTCAATGAAGCTGTCCATGCTCTACAGCGCGCAGAGATTATTGTTGAATCTGCTAAAGACTTAGTTGCTACTGAAGCAGAAAAACTAAAATCATTAGTAGAAAAGATTGATTTCGAGGATGCAGAAACTTTCGCTAAGAAGGTTGCTACAATCAAAGAATCATACTTTACTAAATCTAAAATCGTTGAATCTGCTGAAGAAGCAGAAATTGCCTATGGTTCATCTGATCATCAGAATGAAGCTCATGGTGCAATGGCGCAATATGCCTCAGCTATTTCCAGAACCCTTAAAAATTAAATTAGGAGAAACCTATAATGTTTAACTCAGAAAATGTCCAAAAGAAATGGGCACCCATCCTCGAACACGCTGACTTGCCTTCTATTCAAGACAACTACAAGCGTTCAGTTACTGCTGTTCTATTAGAAAACCAAGAGAAAGCACTTCGCGAAGAGCGTAGCGCAATGGGCTTCCAGTCCTTGACCGAAACTGCTGCTAACGCTACTGGCGCTGGCGTAGCTGGTTGGGATCCTGTCCTGATCTCTCTTGTTCGTCGTTCAATGCCTAACCTGATGGCTTATGACATTGCTGGTGTTCAGCCTATGTCTGCTCCTACTGGTTTGATCTTCGCAATGAAGAGCCGCTACACTTCACAAGCTGGTGCTGAAGCTTTGTTTGACGAAGCAAACAGTGCATTCTCTGGTGCCGGTACGCAAGTTGGTGGATCTGATTCACTGGGTTCATACGGTACTGATACTACTCCTGCTGATGGCGTAGAAGATAGCTTTACAACTGGTACTGGTCTCACGACTGCTGCTGGCGAAGCTCTTGAGAATACCGGTGGTTCAATGGGTCAAATGGCTTTCTCAATCGACAAGACTAGCGTAACTGCTAAGACTCGTGCGTTGAAAGCTGAGTACACCATGGAACTTGCTCAGGATCTTAAAGCTGTTCACGGCCTCGATGCTGAGACTGAACTCGCTAACATCCTTTCAGCTGAAATTCTTGCTGAAATCAACCGCGAAGTTATCCGTACTATTAACGTAAAAGCTAAGCTTGGTGCTCAGACTGCTAACGTTACAACTCCTGGCGTCTTCGACGTATCAACTGACTCTGATGGTCGTTGGTCTGTTGAGAAGTTCAAGGGTTTGATCGTTCAGATCGACCGCGAAGCTAACCAAATTGCTAAAGACACACGTCGTGGCAAAGGTAACTTCATCGTTTGTTCTTCAGACGTCGCATCTGCTTTGTCAGCTGCTGGTCTATTAGACTACACTCCTGCTCTTGCTGCTAACCTGCAAGTTGACGATACTGGCAATACTTTTGCTGGTGTACTCAATGGTCGTATGAAGGTCTATATCGATCCTTATGCTTCTGCTGACTACGTTAACGTTGGCTATCGCGGTACTAACCCATACGACGCTGGTATGTTCTACGCTCCTTACGTTCCATTGACCATGGTTCGTGCAGTTGGCGAGAATGACTTCCAGCCACGTATCGGCTTTAAGACTCGCTACGGCATGGTTGCTAACCCATTTGCGGGCGGTGCATCTGGTAGCGAAACTGGTACTAACCGTGCCAACCAGTACTACCGCATCTTTGCGGTAACAAACATCCTAGCTTCTTAATTAGA